GATCTAGAGTTTGATGGCTCAATGATGCGTGTCAAGCGTATTGGAACTGGCTTCATGTTAATTCAGCGTCACGTCATTGAGAAGATGGGTGAAGCACATCCTGAGTGGTCATACAAGAACAAGGCTACAGGCGAGAGAATGTATTCTCTGTTTGACTTTGATATTAGAGATGACCAGTATGTTGGCGAAGACTACTTGTTCTGCGACAGAGCAACAGACATGGGCTTTACAGTCCACATTGACGTAGACATCAGCCTCCCACATATTGGTAGCGAATCGTTCACTAATAACTTCCGAGAGAATGTTGTTATACCATTGCTCGAGAATATTCGAGAGTCACGTTTGAAAGTTGTAAATGGCTAAATCACCAGCATGGCAACGCAAAGAAGGCAAGAATCCAAATGGGGGCTTAAATGCCAAGGGCCGAGCCTCTGCGAAGAAAGAAGGGCACAACTTGAAACCTCCGCAACCAGAAGGCGGATCAAGGAAAGACTCTTTCTGCGCCAGAATGGAAGGTATGAAGAAAAAGCTGACATCCGCAAAAACAGCGAAAGACCCGAACTCTAGAATTAACAAAAGCCTGCGGGCTTGGAAGTGTTAAATGGAAATGGTTATATGGAACTCAATCTTGTCCGCTTTCTCTGCTGTACTCATATGGGTATGGAAAGATAAGTCAGACGAGCTTAAGCGGGTGGAAATCCTGCTCAACCGGACACGCGAGGAGGTAGCACGTGACTACGCAACTAATTCAGAAGTGCAAAGAATTACTGACCACATTGACCAACGCTTTAACAAACTTGAAGCAAAAATTGATCAGCTTATTCAAGCGGGTAAATGATGCCAAGCACAAGTAAAAAGCAACACAATTTCATGGAAGCCGTGGCTCACAATGCCGCGTTTGCCAAGAAAGCAGGAGTCCCACAGTCTGTGGGTAAAGATTTTTCAACTGCCGATAAAGGCAAAACATTTAAACGAGGTGGTGAAATGGCTACAAAAATGGGCAAACCAACGATGAAACCCGGCATGAGTACCGCTAAAGACGGTATGAAAGCTCTTACTCCTATGGCTAAACCCGCTATGGCTGGTAGCACTACTGGCATGGGTGGTGGTATGGGAATGATGAAGGGCGGCGGTAAAGTCAAGAAAATGGCTTCTGGCGGCTTTGTTCGTTCGGCTGACGGTATCGCATCTAAAGGCAAGACCAAGGCTAAACAAATCAAAATGGGCTCTGGCGGAGCTTGCTAAGGAGTCATCATGGCTGATGTTAAATATCCAGACTACACCCCAGTGGACGAACCAGTCGTTAAAGACTATAAAGTTCCAGCCGCTGGTAGTGGTATTAGGGTTGAAAAAGAACCTAAACCTATGCCAAAGCCAGTTAAGAAAATGGCTTCTGGTGGCTCTGCCTCATCTCGCGCAGATGGTATTGCTCAAAAAGGCAAGACCCGTGGCACTATGGTCATGTGCGGTGGTGGATACGCAAAGGCTAAAAAATGATGGCGAGTCGTGGTATGGGCGATGTCCGTGCCTCTAAAATGCCTAAAGCCAAGACGGTTGTTCGCAAGGACAACCCGAATGACGTAGAGGTATATAAGAAAGGCGGCGAAGTTTGGGATAAACCAAACCCAGCTAAAAAGCATAAGAAGCTGTCGCCAGCAAAAAAAGCTTCAGCTAAAGCTTCGGCTAAAGTCGCTGGTCGTCCGTATCCTAATTTAATAGATAACATGAAGGCTGCTAGATAATGGCATATACCGCCGGTACAGCTACTTTTAATCTAGACCTCAATGACATCGTTGAGGAGGCGTATGAGCGGGCCGGTATTGAGGTTCGTACTGGTTATGAGTTTCGTACTGCACGTCGTTCGCTTAATCTATTGACGATTGAATGGGCAAACAGGGGTATCAACCTTTGGACTATTCAAGAAGGTCAGATCGTTCTAAATACTGGTCAAAACATCTATCCGATCCCAGATGACACGATTGATCTTCTTGACCACGTTATTCGCCAAAACAATGGTACTGCTAGTACCCAAAGTGATATCAACATCACACGTATCTCTGAGTCAACTTACTCAACTATCCCAAACAAACTTGCTAATGGTCGCCCCATCCAAGTTTGGATAAACCGCCAAACTGCCCAAACAAACGCTACATCTGTGACCTTAAACGGCACGATTACTAGTACAGACACTACAATCACAGTCAGCAACGCTTCTGGTTTGACTACAACTGGATTTATTAAGATTGATTCAGAAACTATTAGCTATTGCAATATCAGCGGGAATCAGTTACTGAACTGTAACCGTGGACAAAGTAACACTACAGCCGCAGCCCACACTACTGGCGCGGCTATCTATGTACAGAATTTGCCTTGTATCAACGTATGGCCTACGCCTAATTCGGGCGGTAACTATGTGTTTGTTTATTGGCGTCTGCGCCGTCTACAAGATGCTGGTAATGGCGTAAACGTAGAAGATATCCCATTCCGTTTAATCCCTTGTCTGGTGGCAGGGCTAGCGTTTTATATCGCGGCTAAACGTGCGGATGCAAATCCTGAACGTATTATTTTTCTTAAGTCTGAGTATGAACAGCAGTGGCTGTTAGCGTCTCAAGAGGATAGGGAGAAGGCGTCGGATCGGTTTGTTCCTAGGCAGTTGTTCTACTAAGGTGAGCTATGCCTAGTAAGTTTGCTTCTGGTAAGTATTCAATTGCGGAATGTGACCGATGTGGGCAGAGGTACAAACTTAGCCAACTGAAGAAGGAAGTCATCAAGACTAAGCTGTTTCAGATCAAGGTTTGTCAGTCTTGCTGGGATCCAGATCAGCCGCAGTTGTCTCTTGGACTCTATCCTGTTAATGACCCACAGGCGGTGCGCGAGCCTCGTCCTGACGTAAGTTACCAAGTTTCTGGTAATCTTGCTGATGGTTATAACGGGGGCGGAAGTAGGATAATTCAATGGGGATGGAACCCAGTAGGTGGGTCATCATTTTTCGATGCCGAACTAACTCCAAATAACTTGGCTTTAGCGGTGCAATTGGGTACAGTTACGGTAGCAACAACTTAGGAGTTGAACATGGCAAAAAGTGACAGCAAAGAAGATATGAAAATGGACGTGAAGCAAGACAAGGCAATGATCAAAAAAGCCTTTAAGCAACACGACATGCAAGAGCATAAAGGTGGTAAAGGTACTACTTTGAAACTCAAAAAAGGTGGCCCTACATCTGAAGATCGTATGAAATTTGGACGTAACCTTTCCCGTGCTAAAAATCAAGGGAGCAAGTAATGGCTACATTTAGCAAAAAAGTAATGGGTAAAGAAGTTGGTTCTGCCAGCACTTATGCCCAACCACACAATATGTCTGGTAAAAGCGTTACTGTCGAAGCAAACCCCGGCAAAGAGCCTAACCGTAGTAAGTTAGATTCTTACGACGTGAGCGTTGGTAACATCAGCAAATCCGCTGGTAATGAACCAATAAAGACTGACGGAATCAAAATTCGCGGTACTGGCGCAGCTACCAAAGGCGTAATGGCTCGCGGTCCAATGGGCTAAAACATGACTTACCAAGAGTTGTACGATGCTATTCAGTCGTATACGGAAAATAATTTTCCAGCTTTTGACCTAGCAAGCGGGTCAACAGACACGACTACTGAACAAATTAACCGCTTTATTCAGCAAGCGGAGCAGCGCATCTACAACACGGTGCAGTTTCCCTCATTGCGTAAAAACATGACGGGTAATCTTCAGGCAAACAATAAGTACCTTAAAGCCCCAGATGATTATCTTGCTACATATTCTTTAGCAGTTATTGATTCATCTGGTGTTTATACATACCTTCTAAACAAAGACGTTAACTTTATTAGGGAAGCGTATCCAGATCCAACATCTTCGGGGCAACCTAAGTACTACGCGTTGTTTGGTCCTGCTATTGTTGGTAACGCAATTACAAATGAACTGACGTTTATTCTTGGCCCAACACCTGATACTGTATATACAGCCGAACTACATTTTTACTATTACCCCACGTCAATTACAACTGCGGGCACGTCTTGGCTAGGGGACAATTTTGATACTGTACTGTTGTACGGTTCTTTGGTGGAAGCCTATACATATATGAAGGGCGAGACTGACATGCTTGCCTTATACGATGGCAAATACAAAGAAGCTCTTGCTCTTGCTAAACGCCTTGGCGATGGTATGGAACGTCAAGACGCATATCGTTCTGGTCAATATAGACAGGCGGTGACTTAATGGCTTTTACGGGCAACTTTACCTGCAACGTCTTTAAGACGGGGTTAATGAATGGGACGTACAACTTTACAAGTGGTACGTTTAAGATTGCTCTTTATACCAACTCGGCTACCTTAGATGCGACTACAGCGGCTTATACTGCTGTTGGGGAAACGTCGGGGGGAAATTATGTTGCTGGTGGTCAAACTTTGGTAATTGCCCAGACTCCTACTGTGGGAGCAAGTGGAACAACCGCATACATCTCATTTAACAACGCTGCTTGGACAGGCGCAATTACCGCTAGGGGTGCGTTAATCTATTTAAGTGGTAGCGGTAATCCTGCCGTTTGCGTGCTGGATTTTGGTAATGACAAAACAAGTATCAACACATTTACCGTACAGTTCCCCGCAATAACAAACACATCAGCAATCATAAGGATTTCATAATGGCATTTGTAACTACAACTAAAGGCGAGATGGACGAATCTCTTCTTGAGAAAAGAGAGGGTTCAGTCGATAATGATATTGAATACACCACTTGGACTGAATATTGGCTTGATGGTGAACTTGTTCACCGCTCCGCGCATGTTCGTTTAAAAACTTCTCCACCGCTGTTTGCTGAAGCAGCATCTCTTACATAAGGAACTATCATGGCAAATACTCAGGCAATGGCCACCTCTTTTATGGGTGAACTTTTGGTTGGCGGACATCAACTAGGGTCTGTGACTCTAGTTTCTCGTACTAGCTTGACCGCACCTACTACTGACACACTAAAAGCTTTGTTGGTATTGGCTTCTGGTACGGTTAACGCTAGCCAGACTAACGTCGGTACTCCCGGTACAGGCACACCTTCTACATCCAACATTGGCACGGCTGAAGTGTCAGGCACTGGATATACCGCAGGCGGCGTAACAGTAACTAATGCAACTGCTCCTACAGCAACTAACTCGTCTTCTACAGCGGGTGTGGCTTATTGGACTCCTTCAGCAAGCATTACTTACTCATCTGTAACTTTGACCACAGCGTTTGATACGATGGTGTTGTACAACTCAACACAAAGCGGCAAAGTCATTAGTATTCACACATTTGGATCACAAACCATTACTGCTGGCAACTTCACATTGACGATGCCAACAAACAGCACGACTCTAGCGTTAATTCGTTTGGCTACAACCTAATAGGGGCGACGAGGTAACTCGTCGTTTAATCCATGTTTGGTATAGCTCCGTTTGCTGGTGCACCATTTGCCTCGCTTGCGGGGCAGACAGTAGTTGTTGCTCTTACCGGCGTTCAGGCATCTGGCGCGGTAGGCACGGCTACGGTTGATGTATCTGTAGCTTTAACTGGTGTTCAGGCATCTGGGGCAGCGGGCACGGCTACGGTTACCATATCTAGTGCTTTAACTGGGGTTCAAGCATCTGGGGCTGTTGGGTCAGTTACACAGTCTAGAACAGTTGCTTTAACGGGAGTTCAGGCATCCGGTGCTGTTGGGTCAGTTACGCAATCTAAAACGCTTGCGTTGACCGGAGTTCAAGCATCCGGTGCAGTAGGGTCTGTAGCTGTAGTAAAGAATTTTGCTCTGACTGGTATTCAAGCCAGCGGCGCGGTTGGTTCTGTTATAGCTACAAAAGCTGTTGCATTGACAGGGGTAGCTGCTACAGGTGCGGTAGGGACAGTATCAGTAACTGAAACGGACGCTGAAACTGGAACTGTAGCGCAAGGTTCGGTAGGTAATGTTGGTCCTAGTGTTAGCATTGCGTTAACTGGTGTTAGCGCATTTGGCGGGGTTGGTAGTGTTGCACCGGGTAAGTCGGCATTTTTGTCAGGGGTTAGTGCAACGGGTAGTGTTGGAACATTTGGTCCTGTAGTATCAGTGGCTACAAATGGGGTGTCAGCAAATGGTTATGTGGGTACACCACTGTATTTTTATTGGACAACAATAAATGATGGCGAAACACCAAATTGGGCTTTAATAGATGACAGCGAAACCGCAAACTGGCAAAATGTCGAAATGACGGTGTAAGGATTAAATATGGCGCTTGTTTTAGCAGATCGTGTAAAAGAAACTACCACAACGGCGGGTACGGGAACAGTGACTCTGCTTGGCGCATCTACAGGGTATCAGTCTTTTGCGGTTGTAGGTGATGGCAATACAACCTATTACACAATTGCATCTCAAACAGGTAATGAATGGGAAGTTGGTGTTGGTACTTACACTTCTTCTGGTACAACATTAGCGCGTACTACTGTTTTATCTAATAGCTCTGGCACACAGCCATCAGCATTATCTTTTTCGGCTGGTACAAAAGATGTGTTTGTTACATATCCAGCGGGATATTCAGTAAATTCAACAAACAATGCTGGAACTTCTGGGCAGCTTCTTACATCAAATGGTACTGGCGTTGCCCCAACATGGCAAACATCAACCGCTGCATCAAAATCCTATGCGCAGGCAATGCGTATTCTGGGACTTGGATAATAAGGAAACAACATGGCTGTAACCAACTTTACCTCTCTTCTTGGCCTAGCGTTACCGACTACTGGTGATCTTTCTGGTACGTGGGGTACTACAGTAAATGATTCCATTACAAGCCTGCTTGACTCGGCTGTGGCGGGTACAACTACTTTATCCGCTGATGCGGATGTAACTCTTACAACAACCAATGGTTCATCTAATCAAGCCCGTAGCGCAATTATTCGCTGGACTGCTAGTAACGGTGCTACAACCCGATACATTACAGCCCCTGCCCAAAGTAAAGCTTATTTCGTTATTAACGACGGCACAGGTTCAATTGTATTTCGTGGCGCAGGTCCCACAACTGGCGTAACAATTCCAACGTCCGGGCGTGCTTTAGTTGCTTGGAACGGTACAGATTTCATCAAAGTTTTAAGTAACCCAATTACACTTACTACAGATGTAACTGGTATTCTTCCAGCCGCAAACGGTGGTACGGGTATAAACGCCCCCGGAGCTTTAAATAACGTACTAGCTTCTAATGGTTCAGGTAGTTGGGTATCTTCTTCAACTGCTTCTGTTTCTACTGGTAAATCCATCACTTTTGCTTTAATATTCGGTTTCTAAGGAGTTCTCATGGCCAATCCAAATATTGTTAACGTAACGACCATCAACGGTACTACAGCCTATGTGCTTCCAGCATCTACGTCGGTATCAGTCGCATGGACTTACGCTGATCCAAGTACCAGCGGCTCTGTAGCTTTGACAGGATTAACTCCTGCATCAGGTACAGTCAATAAAATAAACAACATTGTTGTGTCTAATACGACTGCATCTGCGGCAAACTGTTCGGTAGCAATATCAAACAATCCAACATTTGCAAGCGGTACGGCGTACTACATTGTCTCGGCTGTCTCTGTCCCTGCTAACGCATCATTGATTGTGACTGACAAAACCACAGCGTTTTATGTGACACAGTTCCAATCCGTTGGCGTAATTTCAGGAACTTCTAGTGCACTAACTTATGTTGCATCGTTTGAAGCTATTTCTGCGTAAGGGGTAACCCATGTCGATGCGCTATCAAGCTGGTATTGTTTTACCGGGGTACAACGCCCTGAAAGTTGCTAACGCCCCTACGATTGGAACCGCTACTGCTGGTAGTGGTCAAGTATCTGTTGCGTTTACTGCTCCTGCTGATATTGGTGGTGGAGCTATCTCTTCATATACGGTTGTTTCAACCCCCGGTAATTTTACTACTACAGGCGCATCTTCTCCTTTGGTTGTTTTAGGATTGACTCCGGGAACAGCGTATACTTTTAAAGTAGTCGCTACTAACGCATTTGGCCCTAGCTATCCCAGCGGTGCATCAAACAGTGCAACTCCACCAATACCCCCAACAGTAATTGGGCAAGCGTATGGTGGGGGCTACTATGCTGGGCAAATTTCAACTACAGCAAATGGTGTGGCTACACACTATCTAATAGTTGCTGATGCCACTGTGGGCGTATCCTATGGAACAACATGGGGGACTATGGGAGTTGTCACTGGCGTAACGTCACGCATAAATGGCCCAACAAACTCATCAACTCTTGCTGCTTTAGGAGTTGATTATGCAGCGGCTATTTTTTGCGAAAATTTAAATACAGGTGGATATACTGATTGGTATATGCCCGCCATTGATGAACTTGGGGTAGCATATTATTTCCTAAAGCCTAATACAAGTAACAATAGTACTTCTTATGGGGCAAATTTATACTCGGTTTCACCACAGCCTTACAATACAAACTACGGCCTAACTGATCCAACACAAACTACGTCAACCGATTTTCAAACCGCAGGAGCGCAAGCGTTTCTTGGAACTTCTGGCGATCATTACCAAGCAAGTTTTGAAAATAATTCCAATACATCTAGAGGTGTTGTAGGGAGCGATGGTAGAAACGATGCCAAAAACAAAAACAATACCGCTAGTTATACAAGAGCTTTTCGTAGAGTTCCGGTTTAAAGGGAAATATGATTTACTTATCTATAACTCAAATAGACGCAGTTACAGGCGTTCTTTGCACTGCGGAGCCTATGCGAACAGGCCCATCGTACCCGCAAGTTAAAGGTTTTGTTTTTGTTTGGGCGGACCAATCAAATTGGCCTATTGCTACGACACCTGAAGGCGCACATACAAGAGCGCCACTGTTTTTTGGTACTTGTGACGATGATGCTGATATATCGGTTTCGGGTGTTGTGGCTACCTACACGGCTGAAGAGTATTCTTCCCTGAAGACTACTGAACATCAGGCCCGTAAACCATACTCAAGCTGGATTGGCAATGAGGAAACAATGACTTGGAATGCACCTATTGCAAGACCCACAGACGGGTTCTATCAGTGGGACGAGCCGACAACATCTTGGATTGAGGTAATCAATGCCTAATTTCTCAGGAATCTGGACAGTCACCCAGCAGATGCAAGCAAAGGGTGCAAGCACATGGCCAGCAACGCCCGGTGCGCCTACGATTGGTACGGCTACGGCTGGTACAGCGGCTTGTGCATCTGTAACGTTTACTGCTCCTGCTTGTACAGGTTACCCTGCTGGTGGTATTACTGGCTATAGAGTTATTTCAACTCCCGGTTGTTTCTCAAATACAGGCGCGTCCTCCCCGGTTGTAGTGTCTGGGCTAACAGTTGGAACGTCTTACACATTTAAAGCCCAAGCAACAAATGCAACAGGGTACGGCGCGTTAAGTGCGGCTAGTAATTCAATTACTGCTTCAAGTGCGGGTTCGCAATCGTATACCTGCGTGGGTTCATTCTCTTGGGTTGCTCCTGCCGGAGTTACCTCTGTTTCTGCGGTTGTTATTGGTGGTGGCGGTTATCGTGCTGGTACTGGAATTTCGGGCGGTGGTGGCGGTGCTTTAGCTTATCGTAATAACGTTACAGTTATTCCCGGTAATTCTTATACAGTTGTTGTTGGCGATGTAAATAACAGCAGTGCATTAGGTACTCCAATAAATATTACTGGAGGCGCGGGATTGGCAAAAGCCTATAACGTATGTTGTGGTTATTATCCACAAGGTACTGGAGGCAATCCAGCAGGTTGTTACACAGGTGGCGGGTCAGGTGGCGCGGGTGGGGGTTGCAATACTGCTGGTGGTGGCGGTGGCGCTGGTGGATACTCAGGTTCTGGGGGCGCTGGCGCTGTAAATTCTACACTTAGGAATGGAGAAGCTGGTCTTGGTGGTGGCGGTGGTGGTGGCGGTGGCCCTGCAAACCAATCTAATAAAGGCGGTGGCGGTGGAGGCGGTGTAGGTTTATTTGGTGAAGGTTCTAGTGGTGCGCGTGGTGTGGGTTCGGGTTGTACGGCTACTGGTGGCGCTGGCGGCTCTGGCGGTACTGCTGGCGGTACTTATACATCTGGTAATGTGCCCGGCGGTGCAGGCGGTAATTATGGTGGCGGTGGAGGCTCAAATAAAGGCTATGGTCTTGGTATGGCGGGTACAGGCGCTGTCCGTATCATGTGGCCGGGCAATACTCGCAGCTTCCCATCAACTTGTGCAGGAGCACCATAAATGAGTATCAAACAATATCCCGGTGGCATCATCACCAAGAACCCAACGGCTCCAACAAGTTCGGCAGCTAAAGGTATCTGGACGCTTGACCAAGCACAGAACTACACCAAGCAAGGCATCTGGCCTAGAAGCCCCGGCGCTCCTACGATTGGGACTGCTACGGCTACGGGTACAAGCACGGCTACGGTTGCGTTTACCGCACCTTCTTGCTTAGGTAATGGGTCGATCTCATACACGGCGACATCTAACCCCGGTGGATATACGGGTGGGGGTACAACCTCGCCATTAACCGTCAGTGGTCTGGCAGGCAATACTTCGTACACCTTTAGCGTAGCAGGAGCTACTCCCGGCGGCACTGGCCCATCAAGCGCAGCGTCTAACAGTATTACTACGTTCAATGCTGGCTCTCAGTCCTATACAACTCCGGGTTTATATTGTTGGGTTGCCCCTGCTGGCGTAACTTCAGTATCTATTGTTGCTATTGGTGGCGGTGGTGGTGGCCGTGTATGCGGTTGTACTTATTGGGCGGGGGGTGGACTAGGATGGACAAACAATGTTACGGTTGTTCCGGGCAATTCATATCAACTTAGGGTTGGTGTTGGAGGTGTAAATTCTAGGGGTACTGATAGTTATGGCCCATCCAATGCCGCTACTGGTGGCGGAGGAGGAACTGCCGCAGGGACTCACGCTGGTACGGGCGGTGGTAATGGTGGCGCTAAAGGCAACAACGCTGGCGGAGGCGCTGGAGGATACTCAGGTAATGGTGGTCAAGGCGGTTGCAGTGGTGTAGGTAATGCTGGCGCAGGCGGTGGCGGTGGCGGTGGCGGTGGTGGAAGTTTACAAAACGGTTATACCTGCCGTAGAGTATATTTTGGCGCTGGCGGTGGAACAGGTTTATGTGGTCAAGGTTCTAATGGTGCTGGTGGTACTACGGGTACTACTGGTGGAGGCGGTGGAGGCGGTAGTAGCGGTTGTAATGGTGGCAACGCAACTAATGTCTTTGCTCCTCCAACTGGCGGCGCGTATGGCGGCGCGGGTGGCACTACTATTTATCAAGCGGGGCCGTATGTTTGCTGTAGTTGGGCAAGTACTACCTACTATTATGGTGCTGGTAAAAATGGCGCTGTCCGCATTGTTTGGCCCGGTAACACACGTCAATTCCCATCAACTTGTGTTGGTTCACCTTAATATTTAATCTGGAGAAACAAATGAATCTTTACATCAAAACAGAAAACGGGCAGCCAATCAATCACCCAGCGTTTGAGGACAACCTCATTCAAGCGTTCGGTGCAATCCCAGAACACTGGGAAACTTTTATTCGTGTAGAACGCCCTACGATTGGTATTCATCAAGTTTTTGAATCTGATATACCTACATACGCCAAAGTAGATGGTGTATGGACTGACGTATGGACAGTTCGTGATATGACTGCGGAAGAAAAAGAAGTTGTAAAACAAACCACTATTAAAGTGGCTAAAGAAATATGGGCGGCAAGACCTCAAGTTGAGAATTGGTCAGCATGGGTATTTAATGAAGAAATGGCTAGATATGAACCGCCAATCCCCCGGCCTGAACCAGACCAAACCAAATTAGATCAACGTATCCAAACTTTCTGGTGCGGTGCAGACAACGCATGGAAAGATACTCCAGTGCGTCCAGAGGGCGAATATAAATTTGATTTCCTTGCTTGGGAATGGGTTGCGGTTGTAAACTGATAGCCCAACCAACAAGGAGAGAACATGGCCAAGACAGCAACAAAGAAGTCAAAACAAAAAGTATGCAAAGCCGCTGAGTCAGTAGCCGAAGTTGTACTGCAAACGCAACTTCAAGTTGCGCATCACTTTTCATGCCCAATCTATTTGATTGAGCGTCCTGACTTTTTAGAGGTGGTTAACACTGTCTCTGAAGAAGCATTGGCGGAATCTCGCAAGACGCAATCGCTCAATGAAATCTATCCTGTCTACATGACAGGTAACTATTACGGCGATCCACGCATGGCCAAGTTTTCCGAGTTTGTTGGGGCTACGGCTTGGAACATCCTTAATGAGCAAGGCTATGCCATGCAGGACAAGGCGGTGCAGTTCACAGAGATGTGGACACAAGAGCACCACAAGCACTCTGCAATGGACGCACACGTACATGGTTTTGGTTCACAGATTGTGGGCTTTTACTTCCTTGAGACTCCAGAAGAAGGTTCTCGCGTGGTGTTCCATGACCCCCGTGCCGCCAAAGTGCAGATTGATTTACCAGAGCAAGACATGGGCATGGCAACTCCTGCCAGCAAGATGATTAACTTTACGCCAAAACCCGGCATGATGATCTTTGCAAATTCATGGTTGATGCACTCGTTTACACGTCATGCCGCAGACAAGCCAATTAAGTTTGTACATTTCAATTTGACCGTAATCCACCAGCCACAGCAGGCTTGTGCGGTTCCTCCAGCGGCTGAAATCGTATGAACACGTACCAGATTAGATTCAACAAGTCTCGTGGCCAAGCAGGTCGTGGGTCTATGGATCACGTCTGGCGCGTCTTTGAGAACGGCAAGGAGTTCTTGTTTAAAAACTTGGACATCACTACCCCTATCAAAAGCGAGAAAGATGCTAACGGGATTGACTACAACATTGTCTGCCAAGGCTTTTTGTCTATTGACCGTGAAACTTCAACTGCCCGCATCACTGCGGACGTAATGGCAGAAGTCTAATGTGGACCCGTTCAGCCTCCTCCTCTTGGCGCAAAGCGCAGTCTCTGCCATTAAGACAGGGTGCGACATGCTCCATCAAGGGCGCATGGAGATCGAAGGGGCTAAGAAGACTGTTGAGCAGGCTATTGGTGACGTCAAAGCCATCAAGGGTGTTTGGGATTGGTTCATTGGTTTGTTCTCAGCCAAACCTACCGTTGACTCCCCCAAGCCTGTGGCGCAAAAGAAAGTTGCCAAAGCCAAGCAGTCCTATGAAGAACTTGAGTTCAAACTTGTCAGTGAGATCGGGGCAAATCTTGGAGTGCTCTTTGACACGCAGCAGTCAATCTCAACCCACTACCTTGAACTAGAAGAAGAATCTAAGACCAACTACAACCCAGAACAGAACACCAGCAAGAAGGCTATAGAGCGTGCTCTGATTGAGTTGCAACTGGAGAAGCTAATGGAGCAGGTGCGAGAGGCTATGGTCTACGCGCCAGCAGAGTTGAAAGACTTGTATACCCGATTCTTGAAGATGCACGCTCAGATTGAACGTGAGCAGGAATGGGCAAGGGCAGAGCAGATTCGCAGGGCTAGGCTGGCTAGATGGCGCAAGGAGCAAGATGAGATTAAATTCATTGAGTTAACAAGTGGGGTAGTTGCCGTAGTATTTATATCTTCATTCTTTGGGTGGATCATGTGGGAACTACAAAACTTGTCTGGTGGATACTGATAGGAGTGGCGATATGCGTAATTGTTGGAGTAACCTCGATGGCATACGTAGAAACCCTATACATGAAAGCGCAGCTTAGACAGGAAATGAAAGAGTTGCGTAAATTGAAACGGGAACTAAAGGAGTCTAAATGAATGAGCTACTCAATCTTCTCAAGGGTGTCGCACCCACATTGGCAACTGCTGTCGCTGGTCCTTTGGGTGGCGCTGCTATTACCGCTTTGGCTAGTAAGTTTGGTGTTTCTGATTCCGTTGATGCTGTGGCTAAAGCTATTGCGGGTGATCCACAAGCTGCCCAAAAACTAGCAGAGATGGAGCTTGAATACTACAAGATAGAACAGAACAATTTAACCGAGCGGCTCAAGGCCGACATGGGTTCTGACTCTTGGTTGTCTAAGAACATACGCCCAATGGTGCTTATATTCCTCCTACTTGCGTATACAGGCTTTGCTATTGCCTCGATGTTTGATTATGAAACTAGGGGTAACTACGTAGAGTTGCTAGGAAACTGGGGCATGGTCGTAATGTCGTTCTATTTTGGCGGCAGAACTATGGAAAAGATTACAGAAAAAGTGGGTAAGAAATGACTCTCAGCGAACACTTTACCCTTGATGAAGCAACTTATAGCGAGACTGCTATACGGATGCACATTGACAACCAGCCTGATGAACGCCAACTGGCGAACATGAAAGTAGCGGCTGGGCATTTGGAGGAGGTACGCAATGTCACAGGCGCTCTTCGTGTTAATTCTTGGCTACGCCTGCCCGATGTTAATGTGGCTGTTGGTGGCTCTAAAGTATCCAGTCACATGGACGGGTGGGCTATTGATTGCTCTTCTACTGCTCACACTCCTTACGAACTATGTCAGCTTGTTTTAAAATCGGGCATTAAGTTTGATCAGATGATCCATGAGTATGGACGGTGGATGCACATAAGTTTTGCGCCTGAGATGCGCCAACAAGAGTTAACAATTTACAAGCCAGAAGGTAAGTACAAGGTTGGAGTTTTGACCGAATCCGAGTACCATAATAAGTAATATGCCATTACAAAAAATTATCTTTAAACCCGGCGTTAACCGCGAAAACACTCGTTATACAAACGAAGGTGGTTGGTATGAGTCCGATAAAGTTCGGTTTCGCCAAGGTACGCCAGAAAAAATTGGCGGATGGGTACAGTATTCGGCTAGTACATTTTTAGGCGTTTGTAGATCTTTGTGGAATTGGGTTACTCTTGTTGGCCAAAATTTAGTAGGCGTAGGCACCAATTTGTATTTTTATATTCTTAGTGGTGGTGTCTATTACAACATTACCCCTATTCGTAAAACAGTTACGTTATCTGGTCCATTCACAGCGTCTAATAGGCTTTCAACTATTACAGTTGCTGATACATCGCATGGTTGTGTTACTGGAGATACTGTTACTTATAGTGGCGCTGGCATTACTAGTTTAGGTGGAAATATTACCGCAACGGTGTTAACAGGTTCTTTTCAAGTCACCGTAGTTGATTCAAATAGCTACACAATTACTGTTTCTGCAACAGCTAATAGTTCCGACACTGGGCACGGCGGAACAGTAATTACACAGTATCAATTAAATGTTGGCCCTGCTTATCAAGTTCCACTTACTGGATGGGGTGGTGGCGGATGGGGGCTTGGTACATGGGGTAATGGGCAGACAACGACTACGTCTATTCAACTCTGGAATCAACAAAACTTTGGCCAAGATTTAATTTACGGTCCGCGTGGACAAGGTCTTTACTATTGGTACGCTTCAGTTGGCGTAGCTCCAATCCAAAGCACTATCACTATTGGCGCATCGGCAGTAATAACAATGCCATCTGGTTTTTCATTGGCTAACGGAACTGCCATTTATTTTATAACTACCGGAGCGCTGCCTACTGGTCTTGCGGTAGGTACTGTTTACTACGTTGTTAGTTCTTCTACTAATACGTTTAGCGTGGCAGCAACAGTTGGCGGAGCAGCAATTACAACTAGTGGCAGTCAGTCAGGGCTACAATACATATCCCCTCGTGGCGTTAACCTTACTACTTTAGGTGATGCAAGTACCCCGATCTACCATAACTATTTACTTGTTTCGGATGCATCTCGTTTTGTTATTGTGTTTGGTACAAACGACTACGGCAGTACAGTACTTAATCCTATGTTAATTCGCTGGTCTGACCAAGAAGATCCATACACATGGGCTCCAGCAATAACTAACCAAGCAGGTAGCGTACAACTTTCGCATGGATCAAAAATTGTATCGGCTCTTCAAACTCGCCAAGAGATCGTAGTGTTTACAGATACGTCTTTGTATTCTTTGCAATATCTTGGGGCTCCCTATGTATGGGGTTCTCAATTATTAGGTGACAACATTTCTGTTGTTGGACCAAACGGTATGGCGCTTGCTTCTGGTGTTGTGTACTGGATGGGCGTTGATAAGTTTTATATGTACGATGGTCGCGTGCAAACATTAAATTGTGACTTACGCCGTTACGTGTTTCAAAACTTTAATACCCAACAAGCAGAACAAGTTTACGCTAGCACTAACGAAGGCTTTAACGAAGTTTGGTGGTTCTATTGTTCTGGTACTAGCACTTCAATTAATAGCTATGTAGTCTATAACTACCTTGAAAACGTATGGTACTACGGCAATATGGGGCGTACAGCTTGGTTAGATTCCGGTTTACTCCCATACCCAATTGCCGCTACTAACAATAACTACATTGTTCAGCATGAGTACGGTGTAGACGATGTTGAGACTGGAACGCCTGTAGCGATTGAGGCCAGCATTTCTTCCTCAGAGTTTGACATCCAAGATGGTAATAGTTTTGGCTATGTATGGCGCGTGCTCCCTGACTTGACTTTTGATGGTTCTACTACTGCTGGTAGTTCGGGCGGTGTGTTGTACCCCACCCCAAAAATTACATTGACTTTGTACCCAATGCGTAACTCTGGTTCTGGAACAGGCGATGTGGGTTCTGCTTCAGTGTCTCAGATCCCAGCGTCCTCTTACACAATCACAGAAGAATTTACTGGGCAGGTTTACACCCGAGTGCGTGGGCGGCAGTTAATATTTAAAGTTGCTTCCACTCAAATTGGTACAAACTGGCAGTTAGGCGCACCTCGTATTGACATTAGACCGGATGGACGCCGATGACCTACATCGTTACCACTGACTACACGATCAATAAGATTGCTGCGCCTAGTTTGCCATTAGCTCCACAGCAATGGAATCCTCAGTATCAGGATCAGTTAAGTAATGTCTTGCGGTTGTACTTCAATCGTATTGACGACTTTATTGCACGGTTACAAACATCTTCTGGCGGCGCTGGGATACAACTACCTTACGGAGCGTTTTCCAGTAGCGCGTCACAAACAACGACGGCTAATACGGCTACGTTGATGACACTAAACACCACAGACTTTTCTAATGGTGTCAGTATTGCAAGCTCTAAGATTACTGTAGCCAATGCAGGTATATACAACCTACAGTTCAGCACGCAGTTTCAGAACACTGACAATCAAATCCAAGACATTAGTATTTGGCTAAAGCAAAACGGCACAGACATCGCGGGATCAACTGGTCTTGTGTCCATCCCAGCACGTAAAAGTGCATCAGCAGGGGAAGAGGCGCATGAGATTATTGGGTGGAACTACTACGTAAGTTTGGCGGCTAATCAATACATACAGATATATTGGTCAACTACGCTGGCATCTGTAACCATCCAAGCATACGCAGCATCGACAGGGCCAACACGCCCGTCTACACAATCAGTAGTAGCTACACTTTCATTTGTGTCTGCGCTCTCTACATGATAGACTCGATCAACCCCAAAGGACTAGTATGAACCTTCCAGACACTAGTGGAAACCCTAACTATGTAAGGCGTAGACCTGATTATGTCGAGTTTGCTGAAGTAGATGACATTTGGATTCGTGCTTACTCCATTCCTAAAGCCAAATCAATTTTGGCTCAGCACGTCCATGCGCATGATCATGTTACGTTGGTTTCACGTGGAACAGTGCAAGCTTGGCAAGATGGGGAAGACATGGGTGAGTTCTCTGCGCCGTCGATCATCACAATTCCTGCCGGAAAAAAACATATGTTTATGGCAGTCACAGACGATGTAAATCTGTGTTGTCTACACAATCTTCGTGGTACGGGACTAGATTTCCCAGAATTGATTAAGGAAGCCTGATATGCCAGAAATTTTCTTTGAAGCGTTTGAATTAGCTGCGCCAGAAGTTGTTAGCGCTAGCGCCCCAATCTTTGATGCGGCGGCTTTTGAAGGCTTAAGTGCGTCCCAACTTGCTAGCATGGCGGCTACGAACCCTGCGGTTGCTCAACAAATTGCTGCTCAACAAATGGCGCAAGGGGTGGCGTCCGGGGGTATTGGCGCAGCGGAAGGTAGCGCGGCTCAACTTGCCTCGCAACAAGCCAAGGCGATTGAAGCGGCTAACTCAGGTATTAATAGTGTGATGACTCCGCAACAGCAAGCATATATGCAGGCTTCAAACGCGGGTTTAAGCCCCGGAATAACACAAGGCACTGTACCGCTTACCAACCCTTATAACTATCAAGGTATTCAATCCACAATGTTGGATTCAGGCGCTCGCAGTCCGGTCGATTTAAGTAGGAGTGTTCTAGGTAATGCAAATGTACCTACAAATTTACCTGCTAATCCAGACTTTATGCAAGCCGCAAATAATGTACCTTCAAGTATCACAAACCCAAATCTTCCTCAACCCGGCCCCGTACTTGATAATGGTGGAATAAGACCGCCTCTTTCTGGATTGGAAAAAGGTTGGCAGAGCGCTACTGATTGGATGGGCGAAAACAAATTTACTACCGCAGGTCTTGCCTATATGGGGGCTAACAAACTTGGATTACTAAATCCAAGCCAAGCTAAATTTGGTGATACCGGCGGGTCATATACTGGCCCATTAAGTAAATACAGTATGTCGCCTGATTTCAAAGGAAGTTTTGCAGACCCTGCTAAATATCAATATACGCCTCGTTATGCTGAAGGCGGGATTATGGTTGGTGGCGACCCTACCCCTACCGGTCAACCTCAATATGCTTATGGGGGCGGTCCAGTACCAACTCAATTTGCAGAGGGTGGGATTGCCAATTACGATTTTGGTGGAATGGTTGGCAACGCACTTAACACTGTTGGCAACGGAATAAATACTGTTGGTAACGGAATAAATAATGTGGTTGGCGGGGTAGGCAATACTTTAGCCGATATGGGTTCTGGTGTTGGACATATGTTTAAAGGCGCTGATGCTGGGGGTATGCAGGCGGCGTCAAATATGATGGGCCCACTAACTGCCGATCAAGTCGCTAAAAAATATAGTGCTAATACATTAGCCCAAAACAATGCTATCCCACAACAACCCCAATATACTCCTCAATATGCTGAAGGTGGCGTTGCCCATTTTGCTAAAGGAAATCTTGCGGATTCGCTAAATTACTACACTGACATGCTGGGCGGGATTCGTGAAAAACAAATAGCTGAAGCCCAGACACCCGCAGGTGGAAGAAGTATGCTTTCACAAGATGTAATACGCGATACTGACCCGGATACAGCATATCTAAGCGCGCCAGAAGCCGCAGCGGTACGTATGGGTAAAGTCAATGCGCGGGCTAATATGCAAGGGTTAACCCTACCTAGACCTAAACCTATCGGCAGAATAAATCTTAAGCCACAGGGAGTTCAACAAGCCGCAGCTAGTGGTTCTTCACTAGACCCAGAAGTTAACGCGGCAACGGGTGGCATTATGGGCGCTAACTTAGGTGGCTACGCTGCTGGTGGAAATCCTAGATTACTCAAAGGACCGGGGGACGGCATGAGTGATGACATCCCTGCAACGATTGCAAACAAACAGCCTGCCCGCTTAGCCGATGGTGAATTTGTAGTACCCGCTGACGTAGTATCTCATTTGGGTAATGGCTCAACTGAAGCTGGTGCAAAAAAACTCCATAGCATGATGGATTCAGTTCGTAAGGCACGTACTGGTAATTCAAAGCAGGGTAAACAAATTAACCCAAATAAGTACTTACCTAAATAAGTATGCCTCTATATCAAGTACATCCAAATGAATTGCCACGGGTGTGGCCTATTGCTGCGCCACTTTTGCAAAGGGCGATTGACCTTGATCCTGATCTGAACAACATTCAGATGGTTGAGTACTTGATACGTACGGGGCGTACGTTTTTGTTAGTATGGGAAGACCCAGAAGAAGGCATTACAGGGGCTGCGGCTGTTGATATTATTGACATGCCATGTGAGCGTATAGCGCACGGAAATTTAATGGGCGGTAAAGCTATTGTTCGCCCGCATGTAATTGAAGAATTGTATAAATGGATGCGCTTAAACGGCGCAACAACTGCACAGCTTTGGGCCAAAGGTACTTTGGTAAATATGTATGAAAAGGTTGGGTTAAAAGTTACCCACCAAGTGATGAGGATTAAATTATGAAGACGTATTCTAGAAGAGAGTTATATGCTCTAGGCGAGACTTTAGGTGAGTCCGTTACCACTAGAAAAGTTGGTGGAGGTTTAATCCTTGGCGGTGGAGGAAGCGGCGGTGGCGGTGGCGGTCAATCAACAAGTACTTCGTACCAAACAAACATACCTGAGTATGCAAAACCGTATGTCGAAACAATGCTGGGCGCGACCCAGAAACAGTTGTTTCAAACACGGCCTACGGAAGGTGGCGGAACTGAGATAACTGGTTTCCAACCGTACAAAGCGTACGGCGGAACGTACGACGCACAAGGTAATCAAACTTCTTATGACCCAAGCAAAGCAATAGCAGGGTTTAGTCCGCTTCAACAACAAGCACAAAAAGGTATTGCTGGTCTTACGATGCCCGGCGAATATAACACTGCTCAAAGCATGGCTACAGGGGCTGGTCAAGGCGCTATGAATAGCGCAGCAGCGGCTTATAACTATGGCGATCAAGGCCAACAATCTGGTCTTCAAGGGCAAAAACTTGGTATTGCTGGCGGGCAATACTACGGTGCTCAAGGCGCTGGCTACGGTGCTCAAGGCGCTGGCTACGGTGCTCAAGGCGCTGGCTACGGTGCTCAAGGTGCTGACTATGGCGCTCAAGGTGCTGACTATGGCAGTTTAGCTTCTACAGTAGGCGCGATGGGTTTGCAAGCTCAAAAAACTGGGCAGCAAATTGGTAATCAAGCGCAGAACTACGCGGCTCAAGCAGCGGGCGCGGGTGACCAATACGCAAAGATGGCTACTAGCCCAACTTCCATGCAGTCGTACATGTCGCCGTACATGCAAAACGTGGTGGATGCACAAAACCTTGAAGCTAAACGCCAAGCTGGTATTGCTGGTACACAACAGCAATCTGAAGCTACTAAAGCTGGCGCATTTGGCGGTGGACGTGATGCAATTATGCGTGCTGAGCGTGAGCGTAATCTTTCCACAATGATGAACCAAAACCAAGCGCAAGGTTTGCAAAGTGCGTATCAGCAAGCGCAACAAGCACAACAATTTGGTGCGGGTCTTGGTCTTCAAGGTTTGTCTGGCGCTCAACAAGGTTTGGGTACTGCATTGCAAGGCGGTCAACTTGGTTTGTCTGGTATTGGTACTGCACTGCAAGGTTTACAAGGTGGTATGCAAGGCGCTGGTATTGGTATTCAAGGCGCTCAAACAGGTATTCAAGGCGCTCAAACAGGTATTCAAGGCGCTCAAACAGGTATTCAAGGCGCTCAAACTGGATTGCAAGGTGTCAATACTCAATTGGCTGGTACAGCCCAAGGTATGCAGGGAGCCCAAGTTGGTCTTCAAGGCGTACAGGGTGCGCAAGCTGGTTATGGTCTTGCTAACCAAGCGGCATCTAATCTGTCAAACATTACTTCTCAAGAGCAACAAGGGCAACTTGGTATGCTCAACGCTCAAAATGCAATGGGCGCACAGCAGCAAGCGCAGCAACAGCAGATCATCAACCAGTCGATGCAAGACTATGCTAATGCGCAGCAGTATCCGCTTATGCAGCTTGGCACTATGTCCAACATGATTCGTGGATTGCCTATGCAGGCGCAAACAACTAATCAATACGCCGCCGCTCCTAATATGGTTACGCAAGGTATCGGTGCTGCTGGCGCTGCCGCTAATCTTTATAACGCTATGAAAGCTGAGGGTGGCGTTATTAAATCTATGGCGTCAGGTGGTATTACGTCTATACCTAGTTACGATGTTGGCGGCAGAATCCGCGCGCAACTAGAAAATATGGACGCTAGAGAACTACAGCAGGTCGCTAAAAATTCTGAAAGCCCAGAAATGCAGAAGATGGCTAAAGATATTTTATCTAGGAGTGCGCCTGTACAAGCTGCGTCTGGTGGCGTCATGCACTTTGTAGAAGGTGATGAGGTTGAATCAGAAAAAGAATTTTTGCCAAAAGAAGGCATCATGATGGCAAAGGCTGAAATTCCTAAAGAAGATCAACCAAGTGGACGGGCAGATATTCGTGGGCTTAATGCTGCGCCTGTCTTAAATAATGTTGGACAGACTAGTCCTAGTAAAGCATTCCCAACAGGTCCATTGACTTCTCAAGGAATCATGACCAACCCAGCTTATGGCCCAAGCCCTGCGGCAGCGGATTTGGCTAATAAAGCAATTACGGAAGCAGGTAAATCTGCTGAAGAACGTAGAGCAGAATTAGAAAAACAGTATGGGCCTAATGAATCTTTGCAAAATTTAAGGGCGCAAGAACAAGAACGTAAAGCAAACTTGGGTGATGAATTAGCTCGCCAAAGAAGTTTGCGTATGGCTGAATTCTTTGCGTCTTGGGGCTCAACTCCCGGATCAACTCTTGTTGCTGGTATGACTGCTTTGAGGAAATCTATCCCCGGTATTATTGAAGATGATAAAGAAGCCAAAAAATTACAGCGCGAAGCAGATAAAGTTATTTATGAATTAGACCAAGCTGCGCGTAATGAAAAAATTGGTTTAACAGATAAAGCTGCCGCTCAAAAACTCGAAGCAACTAAGATGGGTATGGAGTTCCAAAAGGTTGTTGAAACTGCTAGAGAGAAACAACTTACTGCAGCGTCACATATACGAGGTAGTGAGCTTAGTAAAGAAGGTCATATTGCGGGCGCTAGGATTCAAGCTGAAGCTACAACAGCTGCTACCAATCAACGTATGACAGAAGATGCATTCAATAAACTTTTGGTAGCTGATAGATATGCTCAAGAAGCCGTAGCTAACGCACAGAAAGAAGCTGAAAATCTTAGACAGAACCAAGACTATAGAAAGCATGCTGATAATATTTCTCGCTATGATGCGGCTGTCAAAGAAGCCGAAAAGAAAGGTAAAAAACCTGAGTCGGTTAGCAGCTTTCTTAAAGAAGAGGCGGAAAAATCTAGGCAAGCTTTGTATGGCACTCCTGATAAACCCGGACTTGAAACTAGGATTAAAGCAAAAATTGAAAAAGCTGAAGAAGAAGCTAAACGCGCTAGGGCAATGGCTGAAGCTGCTGCAACTAAAACTGGCAACGCGCCACCATCTGTTGCGCCAAGTTCAAATAGACCTTCATTGAGCGATCCAAGTTTACAAAGACAACAGTAAGGATTAGCCATGGCACTTGACATAGAAAAAGCAAAGGCTGCTGGTTATTCTGATTCGGAACTTGTTGACTATCTTGCTAAAGACTCTACGCTAGATGTAGTTAAAGCAAGAAAAGTTGGATATACAGATTCGGAATTGCTTAAACATTTAAGCGCGCCGCCCATCACTTCTACTCCAGCCGCAACTACGCCACCACCTGCAGTTGAAACGCCTCCAGTTAGAGAGGTAAAAGAAAACTTGCGTGAAGGCGATCCGTTATTTAAACGAGTCTTTGGCGAAACTGTTGGCACTCCATTAGATACTGTGCTTGGCGGTGTAGCTGATATGCCACTTCAAGCAATAGCGTCTGGTGCTGGTGGATTTAAAACTATTGTTGATTTTTTTGGCGCAAATAGTTCCGCAGGTAGAGCGCTTGCAAATACCCAAGATTATTTAATAGGATTAACTAGCGCACAGGCAAAAAATGACGCGCAAGAAATGGCGCGCATTTTCAAAGAAGCTGAAGATAAAGGTCTTGGCCCCCAACTTTTAGCCGCTGTAAAAGCTATATCTATAGCGCCTCTTGATGCGCTTGCTATGGGTGTTGGTTCTATGGCGCCTGTCCTAGCCGCCGCTGCAGCAACAGTTCTTACTGGTGGCGGTACTCTTGCTGGACTAGCAACCACTCTTGGTGTTGGCGCAATTATGGGCGCAGGTACTGTCAAAGGTTCAATCTACGACGGTACTGTTGAGATATTAAAAGAAAAGACTAATTTATCTGATAAACAGATTGAAAAGATTGCGCAAGAAGCGCAGGCTTATGATGGTAAAAACTTAGACAGTATTCTTATTGGCGCTGGCCTTGGCGCTGCCGCTGCGCGTACGGGTGCGGAATCCATCATTGCGCGAAGCATTGCTAAAAGGGTCGGTACTGAGGCCACGAAAGCTGCGGTGGAAGAGCAGATTAAAAAAGCTGCAGTTGAAGCTGGTAAAGCCGGAGTAAAAAAACATGCAGCAATGAAAGCTGGTGAAGAGTTCGTTACAGAAACTCTTCAAGGTGGGCAAGAACAACTTTCTAAAAACTTGGCTGAGCAACGTCTTGGGTTTGATACCCCAACAATGCGCGGTGTAGTTAGTCAAGGTGTGTATGAAGGTTTAGCTGGCGCATTAGTAGGTGGTATAGCTGGTGGGCGCGAAGCATATAAGGCTCCATACCTTACCGCTGACAGAATGATTCCTAACGAAGAAGAAAAAAACTTCTTGGCTCCAAAGGATGCGGTTCGCTCAGAACCAAAACAACAAAATTTAACTGAAGAACAAGTAGCAATGCTTACGCCTGCCGTTGATGCAGGTACAGGTACTACTTTAGCAACGATTGATGCTGCGCCTGCTACTGTCGATGACAAAACGACTAACGCTCAGAAGTACATGGATGAAGTTGACGCTACTGGAAAGAAGAACCAGTCAAAACTTAAAAAAATAATTAGTGATCTTGGGATAGACGTTGAAGTAGGGAAGGGGTTCAATGAGAGAGCTATTACGGCTATCAAGGCCAAACTCGCAGAAGGAGAATCAGATGCTACAGGAACTGAGCAACAGTCAGCTGGAGCAGGCCCTGCTGTGGATACAAAACCCGCTGTCAGACCCCCCGCCAGAAGAACTACAAAACCTGAGTCAGGTAGAGTGGTACCTACTGACACAGCTACTGCACAACTTGTTGGAGGAGAGACTCCACAGTCCACTGCACTAGCGGAACTAAAAGCTAAAAGAGCAGAGTTAACAGACCAGCGCCTTAAATTGTTTGGTGGTAGCGATAAAAAGCCTAGCCCCAACTCTAAGAAAGGTGTAGCACTTGCTGCACTTAATGCAAAAGCTATGGAGTTGGATAATGAAATCCAAAAAGCAGAGGCTGGGCTGGGCGGCTTACAAGCTACAACTACAGCTGAACCGAAGAATGAATGGCAACAATTAGTTAGTGGTTTTGAAGCGCAAGGTATGGCGCCCGATACCGCTAAATCTGAAGCTAGAGCTGAAATTTATAGACGCATTGATGAGATTGAAGAACATCTAGTCACAGAAGGTTTGCCGCTTACTCACCCAAAAGTAAAAAGCAGGATTGCTTATTTAAATAAACTTGAAGGGCAAGCTGGTTTTGGTTTGTCGCAGTTTGACAAGAATGGTTTGTCCGGTGAAAAAGATGTGCTGTACGCCAAAAAAGAAGAAAAGCCTAAAACTGTTAGGCAATGGTTAAAAGAATTTATGGAGAAGGGCGTAGCTGACCCACGCCTTGTCGCCATACAACAAGACACTACACCTGCGTTCAAGATTGACCCTAACGCTACAGAAGAAGAAAACCTTAAAGGCGCGATTGAGCTTGGTAAGTTATACGAACAACAAGAAAAAACGGCTGGCGAAACAGCATATAACGAATCACTTGGTAAGTCAGAACTTAAATACAACGCTGAACAAGAACTAAAACAAACTGAAGCTGAAGCCTATTACGGCATGCCACCAAGAATTGGTGGTGCTATCTCTGCTGAAAACCGCGCTAACTACGAAAAGATGCGTGAAGAGTTCCCTGATTTACCAGAGTGGTACAAACTAGACTCAGATGAAAAAGATGTTTACTTTGGCAATATGCGATACGGCAATTTGCCGGAGCATCGCGCAGCGGCCCAAGCACTTATAGACTACAGAGCTAAGGTTGGTTCGCGTGAAGTTGGATACAAAACTTCACAAGAAGAAGCGCAAACTGTTGAGAAAACAGCTACACCATCTGGGCGTAGAGTTATCCTTGGCTACGAAGAAAACAGACGTGAAGCATCAAAACTATATGGTGTGAAGTTCCCACGGTGGGGCGATCTATCTGCTGCAGCTAAAGGATCATATCTTCAGCAAATGGTTAACAACGCGGGTAAACAACAAGACCGTGCGTTTGCTGCAGCCGCTGAACAATTAGTTGCTAGTCGTCAAGACCTTACCCAAGGCCAAACTGAAAAAGAACTACAGAACATTCGTGAACGCCAAGCAAAGGTGCGCAAGGATGCGGAAGCAGAAGCTAAGAAGTTAGCAAAGATACAAAAAGACTATGAGCGCATCACTAGCTTAGATAACAAAACTAACAAGAGCGGTCTAACCTTATCTAATAAAGTAATAGAGCATATTACAAACGGTAAGCTAAATGCAGCTATATATGAGATTGCTGAGTCACTTAATAATAATCCAGACCCACGCAAGAAGATGTTCTCGTATGTTGCCAAGCTTCTTGCCAACTTAAACTTAAAAACAAAGATAGAAATAAAGCCATTCCTATCTGATGCTGACTTGGGGCAGTATGACCCTGACAGCGATACTGTGTACCTGTCTCAGGCGGGTGGCCTAACAATACCAACTCTTTTACATGAGGTGTCCCATGCCGCGACTGTGCGTGTACTGCATATGTACTCTAGTGTTGGGCAGAAAGACCGTAACGGTAACCCATTACCTAATCTAAGAAATCAACTATCTCCGCAACAGATAGCTGGCGCAGAACAGATATACACAATCATGCGTCAGTCTGGCGTAGAGTTAGCGGATGAATACACCAACGCATATCAAAACGTCTATGAGTTTGTAGCCTACGCTATGAACGATAGCTATTTCCAAGCTGACTTAGCTGGATTAGGTTTTGATTACGGAGACATAGTTAAGTTCCAAGACGCCACAGGAATTAATTTTGGTGCGGAAGACATTTCATCTATCCTGCCCAAAGCTAAGAGTATGTGGTCTGAGTTTAAAAAAGCTATTGGTGGATTGTTTGGAACGCCTAAAGGCGCGATGCAATCACATAACTTTGTGTTGCAGTTGTCCGCCGCATTCGAAGATATCTTATCTGTGCCAACAGGTGGTATTACTAACCTAGGCAAGTTGTCTGCTAAAGAAGCAGAGCCGGGAGAAGGGCCTGAGTACAAACCATCTGGGATTACTGACGCTGAAAAGAATCCAAGATACAAGCTCAGTCCGAAAGAGCTACCAAAGCACGCTAAAAAGTTATGGGAAACTCTTACTACTAGCATGGGCTGGCGCAAAATTGCTACTATGGTACAGAACCGTAGATATCATGCTAAATATGCGCAAGAACAAGCTGAGTTGGCGGGGAAGTTAATTCGTGATTTAAGTCTTAACTTTAATAATTCCTATAGCCAAGCTATCGTTAGCGCAGCTGAAGCAGAAAACTTCTACATATCACGTCTTCAGATTCCTATGGAACAACTGCGCGTGTCTATTCATGACTTTGCGCGGGCAGCCAAATTAAGTGCTGAGGATGCTGTAGCAAGACTGCACGCAATCGTAGAAACTTATCATGAGCCAGAGCGTAGGTTTGTAAAGTGGTTGTTATCAGTGCCGCTTAGTAAAGCTAAAACGTTGATGCATAACGGCAAGCTTATTAGTCCAGCTGAACGTCGAGTGCAAATCGTAGGTGACAAGAGTAAAGGTATTCCCGGCATCATAAATATGACGGAACTTACCGACGCCCAAAAGATTGCATTGCGCCAAGAACTTGAAATGTTGACTGGTGGTCGCTTAAATAAAGAAGCAGATGGAACATTTAGCTTTAGTAAAAATGGTGGCTATGTTGACCTCAAAGGTGGAGAGACACTTAAGACTGATTCCAAAATTAAGTCTGACGACTTCTATTCAGTGGACTACAACGTATTGGGTATCAACGAACAAGATATAAATTTACGTCGTAAAGAGATTGCGCAACTAAAACCAGAAGAACGTGCCGCAGTAGAGCGGATACTAAGTGCAGTAAGTGAGCTCACTAGAGAATCTGCTGAATTAGACAAGATTGGTAACTTCTGGTCATATCATGTAAGCAACCTTGTAGGTATCTATGGGTTCAATTATTACCTACCGTTTAAAGGTAAGGGCAAAGGTAAAGAAGGTACTAAGCAAGACAGTATCGATGAAATGATCGACTTAGATAGTCGCGGTAACGGGCGTGACCTGCAGGAAGCTCCTGTGTCTATGGGCGGTCGTTTTAGTTCTTCTGCTAACCCGCTACTACAGGTTATGTCTGACGCTACCCGTGCCGCAAGCCGTGCCGGTATGCGTAATTTGACTCTGGCAATAAGAAACGCTTTACCAAAAGGTAAGCCAGATAAAGACGGCAAGTATCCAAACCCTGACGGTACTGGAATTCTTGAAGGCGAAGTTGTAAAAACAATTCCGTTTAAAGAACGGGAAGTTGCAGACCTTAGTAAATACAAAACAGACAAATACATTTGGAACCACAATTCAGATGGCTCTATAGATATTATGTTTGTAAAGAACGATTACATACGTAATTCCATCCGTCATACGTTCCAAGATTCAAACATTCTGCTTGATATATCAAATCGTATAACAGGCATGTTTGGTCGTATGCATACGCGTTACAACTACGACTTCCCACTAGTTAACTTTGCGCGTGACTTATTAACTAACGCGTGGACTATTGGCGCTAAGTATGGCCCAGTCAAGTCTCTAAAGTTGATTAAGGAAATCTCTACGCAAGTGGCTACACAAAACGGTATGTATAAAGCAATGATGGTTGCAGCGTTACATGACAAACCAGATGCGGTAAGTCGTCAACAGTTAATGAAACTTGCTAAAAACGATCCATATGTTCAAACCATGGTTGAATATATATCTGAAGGTGGTAAGACTACATATTTAGCTGGCTTTTCTTTAAAGTCTCAGATTGAAGAGCTTGATAAAGGCATGGGTAAGGGGCGTATCGCTACTACCATGGAGCAGGGTGGCAAGATTCTGGATGTGTGGACAAACATGTTTGAATTTGCCAGCCGCACAGCGGCCTACGGGTTGTTACGCGATCAGTTCTATAAAGAAAATCTTAAGAAACACCCAGACTGGACTGAAGAGCGTGCTATGAACGAAGCCATATCACGTGCCAAAACAGAGGTAAAAGAACTTGCAAACTTTGAATCTGTTGGCGAATACGGTCGTGTGCTTGGCGCGATCTATATGTTTATTCGCACATCTGCTACAGGTGCAGCGGTTGCTATTGAAGCCACTGCCCCAGCGTTCCGTGACATACCAGTATTGAGCAGGTTCACAGGCACTCGTCAAGGATTGGTCAACTCTTTGCCAGAAGGTATCCGTGACAACCCAGAAGCCGTTAAGACTTATTTAGAAAACTATAAAGAGCGTCAACGAAATGCTCGGATGATGATTACGGCTCTTATGTCTTCTGGCATGCTGATGTTCCTGTTGTCTGCGTTTAGTGCAGATGACGATGACATGGGGCGTAATGCAACCATGAGTGACAACATGCAACAGTGGTCACGCTATGCGCGTTTTCATATACCCTCTAGTGTTTCAAACGCTTTAGGTCTTGGTGACAATGTTGTGTTCCAAATTCCTTGGGGCTTTGGTCTTGGAGCATTTGCTGCCGCTGGAGCGCAAGTAGCAGCTATGTTTGCTGGTATCCAATCAGTTAAAGATGGTATGGGTAACATGGTTTCTTCCATGTTGGATTCTTACGTACCTATTCCTATCTCTAAGATACCGCCTACAGAGAGCTTAGAGAGTATGCGTAACTTTGCCGTAGACTCAATAATGCCTAGCGTTATTCGACCTATAGTTGAATTTTCCATGAACGTGAACGGCATTGGACAAGAAATCAACAGCGCATCTACACGTCGCATGGCTGATGCATTTACTGGTGGTGACCGCATTCCAGAAATGTATCGTTCCGCAGCGCAGTACATACTTGATGCTACTGACGGAGAGTGGGACGTGAGCCCTAACACTCTATTTTTCTTGGCTAACAGCTACGCAGATGGTATATCTCGTGTTGCTAGTTTGCAGTACAACATGCAGATCAGTAATGAACGTGAGTTCACTCCTAAAGATGATCTACCTTTATTTGGTTCATTCTTTGGCGCTAAGTCAAACGTGGATGCCCGTGAGTTTGGCAGAATGGAACAAAAGATAAAAGAGATATCGCAAAAGTTGAACGACAACATGACTAGGGCTGCCCCTGACATTGCGGCTAGATACGAAGCAAATCACCCTATGTATAGGACTATCGTTGATATATACAACGATAAGAAAGGTGAGTTGGACGCACTGCACAAACAGGCAAATGAGATACGTACTATGCCTATCACTATGGGTGAAAGACAAGCTTTGTTAAGAATCAACATCCTCTTCCAAAATATTCTTAAGCGAGAACTAGTCGAACAGTTCAAAGCTTATGATTTAGAGCCTTAACCAACGCGCCAGACCCGTACACCTACGTGTGAGTCTTTGACTGTAACGTATGACTTAACACGGACTTTGGCGCGTTTGCTCCCGCTATCAACTGCATAAATCATCTCTGCAAAGCGCAAAGTAGGAATGAAGAAGCTGTCACCTATCTCCATTCCTTGAAACGGAAAAATCCATTCAGGTTCTTTGAGTTCACTCGGTATCATTAAAGAAACCATCAGGCAAGGCAGTCTTGAACCAGTACAAATTAGTTGGGTCAATCTGAATTGCGCTCTTCCAACCTGTAGTGAGTCGTCCCTTCTTGTCTTCTATTAGCGAGCCGCTTTGTCGCATCTCAAACTCAAACTCGCGGCTGCTAATCTGACACTCTGCTAGATACTTCTTGAGCGCAGTCTTAGATACTTGCAAAAGATTCTCGTCACTGACGATACGCGCAACGATCTGGTTCGTAGGTTCTTTAGTGACCTTGTTATCTTTGATGACTAGTAGGCTGTTAGTGTTCTTGTGCAGAAAGTCAGATAGCACGGATGGGTAGTCGGTGCGGTTGACCTTAACTACCTTATCGCGGATGGTAATCATCTCACGCACAGTCTCGTGATAGACACGGGAAATATCTAGGTTGATGATGTTAGCCTCGTGTGCCATAGTGCCAGACATGCATGCCGCAGACATTAGGTTCTGATAGAAACGATATGTGCCGTCATCCCCAAAGTCTTTATTGAACTTATCATCCCACATCAACAGGTTGTCTTCTATATAACTGTCACCTCGACGTAGACCTTCTTGAATAATCATCGGGCCAACGTGTCCATAGTTAAAGTTAAATGGGTTAAAAATCCTTTTACCTAGTGCCGCGCCTCCCTCTGCTTTAAGCAGTTCTGGCTTATGAATTAAGAATTCAATTAGACGTGCAGCCTCGCCATCAGGGGTAGCCTTGATCAATTCAAACTTGTTGTAAGCAGACTGGTTAGTGGTCATAATGCCAACCATAGAGGCCGACATCTCATGCTCCCGTTCTGCATTGATAGACCCCTGCATCCTGATCTTAGCTTTACCGTGAGAGATCTTATGCACAAGTTGCGACAGTATCTTAGAGTCTTTGTTTGAAATTTCATCAACGCCAAGCGGGATGTTATGTAGGCCTAGAAAGCGCCCGACCATGCCATTGTCTGTAGCCTCAAACACACTCAAGTCTTTTGGGTTGCCCCACATACTTAATGCCGCATACATAGCACCTGTCTTAGCACTACCAGACTTACCCAACAGACAAACAGTCACTCCAGAAGTAGTTGTATAGGTCATATATGGAGATGCCAATCCGCACAGCATAGTAAAAGCATGCATCTCAAAACCGGGGTTGTTTAAATAATCTGCTGACTCACGCCACTTCTCGTATGTCCCACGAGGTGTCAAGTGTTTAGTAAGACCACGCACAAAGGGCGATGCTGGTGCTTCAATGACCTCTCCAGTATGTAGAATTTCACGCTTACCAATAACAAAGCTTCGAGTAGGCCAAGCGATCTCGTCTGCTGGTTCTTCAGTCCAACCCATTTGCATGCGCATGATTTCTGCTTTGGCGTTCATCTGCATGAACTGTCCCCATTTGATTACGTAGTTCATAAGGTGTGGTAGTTTCTCGGTTGCGGCAAACACGCCATTTGATGACATGATGGCTTTAAAGTTTTCTAGGGCATACACTTGTTTCATAGGCACGAGTATTTCACGGATGGGGTCTTTGGGTAACTCCAAGCGCATGAGTAAACACTCGCCATCATGTTTGCTAAACATCCTACGGACAGGAAAGAATTCATGTGGCAAGATCAGGATGGGGTCTTGCGGTACGGCTTCTCCCTTCTTGTTATATTTGTTTGGTGGCTGATAGTAGACACCACCATTAACGCCTCTTAAGAACGGGAATAGGAAGTCTGGGAAAGCAGAAATTGTTTTGGTATCCTCCTCTTTCCAAATTGATTCCGTTTTATCTGGCGCGGGTGCGGCTTTAAAGGTTTTTCCAAGTACGATTGGACTTGTGATCTTTCCTCTGTGCTGACATCCTTCGCATCGTGAGGGGTAGTCTTTGGTGAACCATTCACAGGTTCTCGGAGCAGGATACTTACTTGCTTTTTCTTCTGTTTCATCGTAGTCATATTTTTTACCGTTATGGTCGTAGTCCTTAGATATATCATGAATAGCGGTTGCACCATCATCACAAAATTTAGCAATCGATAGCCCAGCCCACCACAAAGGTTCTGCCAATGTCTTGCGGTTATCCCACATAAACTTAATCTGCTCACACCCTGCACCTTCAAGGCTTTTCTTCTTCAGTTCTTCCCAAGTCTTAGCGAAGTTGTCCAACTTGAGCATCTGCTTGGTGTCTTCATCCAAGCCTTTAGATACTGACGCCAATACATCATCAACTTGTTTGGGCTTTGGTGCTTGCACCTCACCAAAGAATTCTTTCATCTCGTCCCAGTCATAGACAGGGAACTCATCGACCATGAAACATGTCTCGCGCTTAGGATCAAACTTATGATTGAACGTCTCGGGGCAACGCAAAATGCGAGCGGCATCTGCTGATACTGCGGGGTCAATACTCACGATACTGAGACACAACGCTTTAAATTTTTCTGCGTATGGCTTCCACTCATCGCGTGGAATGTCTCTATCAAAAGGCCAGTAGGCATGTACGCCACCGCCTGAGTCAGTAACTATAGGGTCTGGGAACCCTGTCTCATCAAGAAGTTTTTGCAAGGCTTCAAGCGCTTTGTCCTTGTCCTCATACTTACCTGTAGGATTACCTTCTTCATCAATTAATGCGCCTACATCGAAGTCAACAAAGAATGAGCGTTGGTAGATACAGTCGTCAGCCTTACGGCTATGTCCCTCAAATGTACCCATCGCTATGAACAAGTCATAGCCGTTGTTTTTTAGGTTTTCAATTGTGTCGATCGCCTCGTCGAGCGTCTCTGCAAAGTGATGCCGTAGTTTTTTGTTTTTAACCGAAGCAACGCAGTAGACACCCTGACTTGGTAATGCTTTCTCGTAGAATTGTTTTAACATGTCTCGTCAGAGTTGAAAAGAGCGGGACGATGCCCGCTCGGTGATAGAAAGGTAGGGGGGTTTAGCCCCCTTTTTGTTTAATCGAACTTTCTCCCAACCATATCTTCAAGATAAGCCTTGGCAGTTGCCACGTTTTTGGCAGGCAACATACCTTTGGCTGTATCGCTTTCAATCAAGTCGGTAAGTGTTTCCACTTTTAGTAAGTTTTTATGGCGGATAGGCTGACCACGGAACCAGCTAAACACAGTCATGCGAGTTACCTCCAGCGTTTCTGCCACATACTTAGCGGGTAAGTTTGCCTTAACGCAAGCAAGGGCTAGGGCAGTACCTGCCCTATTAGGGTTTGCCTTATATAACTCAATCAAAAAAGCTTCGCTGTATGTCCGTGACATTGTCTATCCTTATTTCTTAGACCACTTCTTCACTACGTCAGATATTTGTTTCTCATCTGATGGTGAAGCTTTAGTTGATTCACGCTTGATTGGCTCGGACATATCTGCCTCTGCTACCTCTTCGCGGACACGAGCAGGAGCTACTTCAATGTCTCCTGTGCTATCAACTTGGAAGACGTTCATCTTCACTGCAGCTTCTGCGGCTGGGCTCTTAGACTGGCGTGCAATGATCTGCAAGACATCGTCTTCTACCCTACCAGAGGGGCTAAACAATACCTTGGGCGTAGGTGCTTTGGTATCAAATGCCATCTTAGTAATGACCCTACCTGCTGACACATTGTGTGACGCCAAGTGCTGAATGTAAGGACGGAAAGGCCAACGCCCAGTATCTTCTTTACCGAAGGCAGATGTTGCTGGCAACACCAACTGCATTACGTCACCCGCTGGGTCTTTAGGAAGAACCACGGCAGTGCGCCAAGACAGACGGCATGCTGAACCTGTACCGCCCTGACCAGAACCTTTGACTGACTTAGAACAGTCGTTGCAGGTGGACGCGATAGGTGTCTTTACGTCTGGGTCTGGAGCCTCAGAGTCAGTAGACCAGCATGCTGGACTAATCTTTTGGCCTTCTTGGTACGCGCCTTCGTAGTACATACGGGAAGCTTTGTGTGCCATCTTGACGAAGATTACTTCCATGTGGCGGTCTTCGATAGCACCGATTTCCTTGCCACCTGCGTACTTGCGAAATACACCACCCTTGATAGAGATGCGTTTGTTACCTTGACGGGCACCACCTGCTACGGCAAGTGTGTCGTCATCTAAGCCTTCAACGGGCACCATTGCACCGCTGAACATGGTTGCGAGATCATTACTCATTTGAGTTTCCTTTGTTACTAAATAAACTAATTAAGAGGGTTTACGCACGACTATCGTGAATTCCCTCATCACATTCACACCGGGGGGCAAGCCATCAGCTTTGCGTTCGGCAATGAATTCTTTGAAGTTGGCTTGAGCAATTCTTGCCTCCAACAACTCTGGCATTTCGTTATCCATAACAAACTTTCTAAACGCTGTGCCGTCGCTGACGGTGTAACGCTCACTCAGTTTGCGCATAACGGTGCCGTAATCTGTCCTAATGCTTTTGGCATTCGACTCGTTGCAGTGCGTCATAAACGTCTGTGCTAGAACATCTAACTCACCCTTGAGTTCCTTGTCCTTCACCGCCCACTCCGCTTCTATTCTTTCACGTTCGTTTCTAATTGTCAAGTATACCTTGACTAATTCATCCAATTTTGCGTCAACTATTTCTTCTACTTCACTCATATTCCTAACTCCTGTTTGTACAACTCAACCAAGGCTTCATGCATGTTGACCTTGCCTCGAAGCATGTGATAGATTTTTCTTTCAGCCTCCGACCCTTGCAGGTGGACGACTGTCATACTGTTCTTCTGCCCGACACGATCAATACGCGCTATGCATTGCAGATAGGTTTCCACAGACATGACAGGCGACCAAAACACTACTGTGTCAGCGGCTGTCAACGTCACCCCGTGCGATGCGGCTTGCGGTTGAATAATTAAGACTCGTGGATTTGTTTGCGTCTGAAACCGATTGATGATCTCAGAGCGTTCCCTAGCTGGGACAGCGCCATTTATTACTTCATTGATTACTCCTTGTTGATTTAAAAATTTACTTACTAAATGAATGGTGTGCGTGTAAGGCACGAAAACTATGACCTTGTGCTGTGTCTCGTCTAGCACTTCCATCAGCGCATTAAGGCGAGGAGACACATCAAACTCCACAACCTCTTTTGTATCGGTATACATTGCACCGCCAGAGATCTGCAATAGCTTGCTCAGCATCGCTGCCGCGTTTACCGCGCTAATCTGCTCACCAGCCGCAGTGATCAGCATCTCTTTCTTGAGTGCCCTGTAATACTTGTCCACTTGATAGGTAAGAGGAACTTCACGAGTCTGATACACCAAGTCTGGTAGGTCTAGGCAGTCAGCCTTCTCGAAACGGATAGCGGGTTGTAGGGCGGTGTATACATCGTTTTTGCTAGTAGTCTTGGGCACCCACTTAAATCGACTTGCTTGGTGCATAACTTTATCTCGCCACGCCCCAAAGAATCTAGGCACACCAGCGGGGTTGACCAACTTGGCAAGTCCGAAAGCGTCAAGGGGAGATTGAGATGCGGGTGTGCCCGTCATCATCCAAAGACGGGTTGAAGGGGTGATCAATTTAGCCAAGGTTTTCCAGCGTTTAGTAGATACTGTTTTATATGCATTTGCCTCATCAATTACAATTAGGTCAAACCCTGCTTTACTTATCTCGTCTTCAACTGTGGCTACACCATCAAAGTTAATGATGACAAACTCATACTCTCCGCTAATAACCTTCTTACGCTTGGCGCTGTCTCCGTGAGCTATAGCTACGGTTCTGTGCATGGCAGTCTTGAAGATGTCGGCCTGCCACGCTGAATACATGATCGATAGAGGGCAGATGACCAGCACTCTTTTGATGAGCCCCTTGTTCATCATGTAATCAGCGCCCCAAATTACAGAAGAAGTTTTACCCGTGCCAGCTTCGTTGAAACAGAAGCACCGGTCGCGTAGCACTAGGTATGAGGCAGTAATTCTTTGGTGGATAAATGGCGTAAACAGTCCGGGCCAGTCGTACTCTTTCTCCATTGGGTTAGGAGCATCCCCATATATACGGACTAGCCGTTGCATCTCGGGTAAACCCCAATAGACTAGTATGTTTGCGTCAAAGCCGTTGTCGTTGAGAACTTCAACTCTGTCTATGAAGCCGAGGATATGCTGCAAATCCTTCGACGGAACTACCATGTGGACTGCTGTGTCCTGTACAACTTTCATTACTATCCTTTACTGAATTAAAACGTAACCCCTTACGGGGGTTAGTCGATCAAGCCTGTCACGCCAAGGGAGATTGACATCTATAAAGCGTCGCCTGATTGACATGGTTAAGTGGGGGTAAGCAACTAAGAAGCCCCTCGTTGTTCACTACATGCCTAACAACAAACGATTACTTCTTGCGTTCTTTTTTGCTGGTCTCCGATACAAGATTACCTTTGGAGTCGCGTTTGAATGATCGGTTTCTAGATGCTGACTCAATACGCAACCCATCCTTGTTTGAGCCTCCTTTGTCGAGAGCAACCACATGCGCTACATCCTTACCTTTACGAGCGGGAGACTCTTTAGTCACCGTACCAGTGTCACGTTTATCAATAGCGCGACGCCCGCGTTGGCGTTCCATGCGACGCTCAAGTTCGCCACGGGCGACTTGTTGCTCATACTCTTTTTTATAGGGTCGGGGCTTGTTTACGTAGGGCATATTTACCTTCTGACTTTGTGAAATTCGCAGGTGGTGACTGGACACCATCCGCATAGGGGGGTTCTGTTTGGATTCCAAACACCTGTCTCAAGTGAGGTTTCTAACTGTATCAGAGCGGGCACAAACGCGCCCCAGAGAACATCAATATCGTCTCGTGTGTACTCCTCATCCATGAAGCTGTTATGCACTATGAATAGAAGCCCTGCCTTGATGCGTTTGACCTCGGGGAAGTGTGCAAAAGTCATCAACGCCATCAATTTTAATTGTTTTGAGTCAGCGTATTTGTTGTTACCTGTCTTGTAGTCCACTATGTAGGCGGTTTCTCCGTCCACAATAAGTAAGTCCACGATACCGCGCACATAGCGTTCGGGGTCATCAAACGCGCAAGCAGAACCATCACGGTACAAGCCCATCTCATGCTCAGGGTAGCGTGTGCCATCAATCTCTAAGAGCGAGTCCAAGATAGGTTGGAAGTGCTGATAGTTCTTGGCAAGGGGCTTGCCTTCACCAACATAATCTTCACAAGCCTTATGCACCTCAGTACCGTACGTCATCGCGTACGTAACACTCTTCTCATAGCGTTTCAATACCTTGACCTCGTGATACTGCCGTGGGCAGTTGACGTACTCTTTAAGAGCGGAGAACGACCAAGTAAAACTCATGTAATTTCTTTCAATGGTGGCGTACAAGTGTGAATATGCCCATCGAAAAGGTACTTGCCACAGCGTTGGCAGAAGTTGCGCTCCGCCTCCAACTCAGCAACCCTGTCAGACAAGACGCGCACTAACTCAGTAAGCACAGTGACCTCTGCAATTAGTTGCTCTCTCGTTGGTAACTTCATATCTCGCACGTACTCTTGCTTGATGCGTGACTCACGCTCTACGCGGTTGAACTCTTTGTCTTCATATGTGGATTCCATTTGTCAATTCCTTCTTTACTTATACTCTACCATATCACCATAGCTTTCGCCATAGTGTGCTTCGCAAGTTACGGGTAAACCACTAGCCCAGTCAGGTGTCCATTTCATGCACTCGACGATGTAAGCAAGAGCGTTATCTAGTTCTGCCTCTTTAACCACGACAACTGCCGCGTCATGCACCGTGAGAGCTACCCGATACCTTTCTTGTATCTTAAGCATCTGTTGTCCGACCACTATCCTAGCCAAGGCTTGAACTACGTTTTCAACTAGCGATCCACCCCACAAAGACACAGCTCCCTTGCGTGACTGATACTCATACTTGCCCGAGTTAAGTTCTAGGTCGGGGTAACGAATCATTAGCCCATTCGGTAATCGGATGCCGTCCTTTGTAACCATGACGCACCTGTTCTGACCATAGTAGAACGCTTTGATCTTGCCCCAATCAGCAAGGTTTTTGATTGCCTCATCACCTTCGTCCCACAGATCAGTGATGTGATTGTTGGCTTCTCGGTATGTATTAACATATTCTCTAGCCTTGTCTTCGGTAACGACCGCGCCGGGGGGCGTTGTCTTGAGCGTATGCTGAAGTTTTAACGCACCAGTCCCATAACCGAGACCCAAGATGCATGTCTTGCCAACAAAGCGTTCTACTGGGTCAGCTTTCGTGATGGGGCGATCATATATTTTGGTTGCAAAGAGTGAATAAACATCCTCTCCCTTTGCAAACTGCTCGACAACATCATTCTGCCCTGCCAACCATGCGAGGACACGCGCCTCGATTTGAGACGAGTCGCAGTTGATAACGAGGTGACCATCGGGCGCAACCACCGCGTTCTTGAGAGCCTTCTTCTTTTTATCTCTTGAGGGAAGGTTTTGGAAGTTGACTTTGTCTGAGCCTGCCCACCTTCCTGTGTGAGCCCCGTAGTATTTGAGTGGGATGGGTAGCTTGCCTTTGTTGCGCTTGCCAACGTCGATGAATCTTTCAATCCTTGACTCTTCAATGGTAGACTTAGTACCCAGTCGAACTGAACATAACTGTTGGATGAATGGGTCTTCGTGTTCAGTAAGCGCCAAAAAGCCCTCATCGTTTTTAGCCAACGCATATGTTTGTTTCCCTGTTGTTTTGCTTTCCTTCGTTGGTGCAGTAATGCCATGCTCCAACAATAGTTCAGCAAACTGTTTGTTGCTTGCTAACTTCTTTCTAACTTGCTCTGCTGTCTCGCATTTGAGTTTCTCCATCAAGCCTTCAAGTAGTGCGTTCTTCTCCTCGCGTAGTTCCTCGCCACGCTCTTGTAGTAGGGCGTCATCCACATGGAACACGGGCTCAGTGAACATGCGCAATGTCATGTCTATCAGGGAAAACTCATCCTCTGGAAGCGCGCTCGACAATTCTTGGAAAAGCCTAAATGTTAGGTCTACGTCATTCTTGCAATACTCACCGTAGCGTGCCAACTCTTCTCTAGTGAAGTCGAGCCGTTGCTTGCCTTCCGCAGATACAACTTCATCGCCTTTTTTACCAAGGTTATATCGCTCTGCCAATTTAGCAAGTGAGCCACCAACCTCCACACCATGAAGCGCCCTCGCCATACATAGGGTGTCCAACATTTGCGCTGGCTTGATACCAAATATCCAACTAAGAATACATCCATCGAAGATCGTGTTGTGACATAGAAGCGCAGATCCCGGGATATCTAAGCGCTCGAGGTAACCTAAGATTTCCTTACGTGAGCCTGAGAACCATTCCGCTGCGCTATCGTCCACTTGCACGCCCACGCCTATGACTTCAAAACGCTTGTCCCGAACATACTCTTCTGTGGTTTGGTGCTTGAACCCAAGTTTGATCTTGGAGTCGTAGTAAGTCTCGAAGTCGAGAGTAATTAGTTTCACAGTAGTGCGTCCTCGTATTGCTCTATTTGTTTCTTAGTAGATGCGCGCATTACTTTTTCTAGCACGCGTGGGTCTGCTCGCTCGAACGGATTCCAGTCGTTCAAGGTTATTCGCAAGATGAGTTCTGCGCTCTTCGTCAATGGCTTCTTGCGGGACGATAACTTCTTGGGTTGTAAATCTGTGTTCGTTTGCACACTCTCTCCTTCTTGTATACCCGAATGTGGGTGATTTGGTTGTTTGTTTAACTAGCGTCCATGCGCCACACTCGGGGCATTTCATGGTCAGTCTTTATTGGCGATCGCCACTGCTATGGCTTTGATTGCATCTGCTATACCTTGGATGCGGTCATCTAGCATTAGTTCGCTTGGAGATGCATCTACCATGCCCTCGCTCAGTTGTCGAGCATGTTCATTTATTGCGTCTCGTATCTTCTGCGCAGATACTCCCATGGTTGATGTGCGCCAGTCATACATCATTGTTTGCGCTAGTGCTATGACGGCTTGCGCATCGAACTTCAGTCCTGATTTCTCTAAGATGACGTGCGCTCTATTGAAGAACTCAGACGCTTGCTCTTTGGCTTGTATGGAAAGAGTATCCCAACTTGCTTCTATCTCTTGTGTGCCGAATGACATTTTTAAACTCCTAAATTATGGGAACTGGTATCTATCTAGCGTCCCACCCAAGGATGGAAGGCTAGATAGAAGGTTAAAGAAAAAAGATTACTTGGCTAACTTGGCGATCTCACGATTGAGATACCAACGTGCCTTGCATAGATCTTCGTGCTTGTCGCCCTTGTGATCGGCTCGTGTAATGTATTTCACAGCGTTGCCTAAGTTGTAGCCCAAAGATTTCGCTTCGATAAAGTCGATCGTCTCAACACCACCAACTGTGTAGTGGGGCGGATGATTGACCATATCGGTGTGATGCGCCTCTACGATGCGTTGCTCTTCTTTACCCACGCCTACTTGATAGGCTCGCATTGCTTCTACCAACACGTCCCCCTGCATGCGTGCCTTCTGTTTCCACACAGCGAACTTGCCACGACCGACTTTGTATAGACGTAACTTCTTGCGTGCGTTGTATAAAAGATTATGTGCGGAGTCCATCTTCACACCGATTACAGTGGCGATTTCTTTTGCTGATGTATCGTGGTTATCGCTAACGAGTTTTGTTGCTCTTGCGATATTGCTTTTCGATCTATTCATTTGCCTTCTCCTTCTTGGTTTGGCGTTTAACGGATACGATTCCAACCCCATGTTGGTTTCGTGCTTCTTGCATAGCATCTGCGAGTTCATACGCTAGGGCGGGAATAGTGGGCGGGTGTTCTCCTTTCATTAGTAATCCCACCATCGCAAACCCTGCGTGTAGATCTCGCAAATTGCTACGATCTTCTTCATCTGTCATTTCAATCCTTTCAGTAATGAATCTAGTTCATCAAAGTTATCTTCATTCACTACGAGTGTGTGCCCACCTCGCTCACGAATTCTTTTCATGTGTTCGAGTTGTAGGGCAGTCGGTTTGTTGTCGCCTGACTTCGCTTCGATACCAATAAAGTTACCCTTATGGCATACAACAAAATCAGGCACGCCCGCACTACCAAACCCTGTGCCGATAGGCATGGTGAAGTAGACATCGTGTGCCTTAAGAATCTTTTGAATCTTGACCTTGACTTTGCCTTCGGGTGTCATTTGGGTGTGTATCCTTTCAAAAAATTAATCACATCAGTTTTGTCGTAATATCTTTTTGTGCCTGATACTGATTTGTGCATAAGCCTAAACTTTGGTATGGGTAGACCTCTATTTGCCGAACTTGTTATCTTCGATAGAAGTTCTCGGTGTTCAATACCAACCATATCGGCTATCTCACTTAACAAGTAGATAGGCTTTCGATTCTCAGAACGTCTATTAACCCAAGGATGGTAGAAGTTCTTATCGAATGTCATAGATCTTCTCGGTTAATCATTACGATGGCTATTGCCACACCAACAATAATGATTGCACCAAGACACATCAAAAATACTGCCCATGCGATTGTTTCAAGCATTTTCTTTCTCCTTAGTTAGAGTCCCACCCTTCAGTGAGTTTAAAGTTAAGCGATCTATCGCCAAGCAAAACCATGTATCAGATACACGCCAACCCACCAACGCAAGTTCGGGCATGCTGACGCTATACACATCTAATTTCTGTAGCCTATGCTCGGGTATGAGATTGGGTTGTGGTGACGCAAGAATCATTGCCATCTTTGATTTCAATACATCAGGCAATGTCTTTTCATCGTAGTGGCGCACAAGGTCATCAGATACATACACGCTGTATTTGTTCTCAAACTTGTGCAAAGGAACTCTAATGAGATTCCAGTCCTTCGGATGCACGACAGGGCTCATGTGTCCTAGCATGGTGTCACCATCCATGCGTGATCGTAGATAGTTGGGCGAGAGTTGTAGAAGAACACCGCATCGAGGTTCGGGTCGTATCCATCCATAATAGGTATGAAGCCTTGCCTGCTATGGTTAGAGTTCTCATAGGCTAACTTGGTCATAGTCATCACTGGAATGAACTCTGCCACTTGCTCGAAACTACCATAGCGTTTGAACGGTTCAACTGTTTCATAACTTATCTTTGCCTGATCTGTGCTTACTGTTGTTAACTTGAATTTACCGATGAGGTAGTGATCGTTCACATCAACACCAATCATGTAGAAAGGGTTAGTGAAGAAACGATTACTCTCTTCGATCTTTGTTTTCTTGATCTTATCCGCTTCCTCGAATTTGTCAAGTATTAATTGACATTTATTTTGGTCTACTTTCACCCATTTGCTATTAGGACTTTTACCTAGTGCCGTCAATAAAAGAGAATGAACTTCATCGCCAGTCAACCCATGCTCTTTGTTGTGATCACCTAATTCTCTACGCAATCTACTCACCGCATCGGTGAGTCTGCGCACATAGTGGTGGGTTGTTTTCTCCACAGCGGGCACTGCTTCCATGCGCTTGAGCGTAGCCATGAGTGAAGAGATTTTTACACTACCAACAGTCTCTCTGTCTGATGCACTGCTACCTCGTTGTTTTCTATACCAAGGTGAGCGGTATTTGTATTGAGTCTCGTCATGGTCATACCACACATGACTCACAGCAAAGCCATTAGGATGACACAGCATGTAGCCGTCTCCTTGCGGCTTTTGATAGATCTTTAGACCATAGGTAAATTGCAACTCACGCACCAGTGGGAAGATCTTTGAGTCTTTCAACTCCTCATACATCTCCTCATTGCCGAGTCCTTCTACAAAGTATTTCTCTACTGACATATCAATCTCCCAGTTGTGGTTCTCTAACTTTAATAACGACCGCATAGTCAAGTTCTTTGATACGCTTGATCGTCTCCTTTGTGAGCGTTACTGTCCCTGCAATTCGTGCAAAGACACACGCCTTCTCGCACACAGGGTAAAACTTTGTTACCCCATACACATCTCTCATCTCTACTTCTATGGCATTTAGACTCATGTTGCTTGCTCCACTTGTTGACCGTTGACCATTACTTTCACACCCCAATCGCATGCGGGATAACGCTTGCCACCCGCACACGGCACTTCCTTGAGGATGTCAGGGTTCTTCTTATAGATTTCTTTAGCAACTCTGCGTTTAGTAGCCATGAAGATGTTCTCAGGTGTGTCATCAGTATGGTTGTTCATGCCATACCTCATGCGATACCCTACATGCCTGACTTCATGCGCAAGAGTGAACAATAGAAGTGCATCCAATGGCGCATCGTTTATTAGTTTCTCAGCATGTTCTATGTATTCTCTCGTGCGACCCACATGTTCCTTGTGCTTGCCTTCACCGAGAATACCGTCAACGATATCAATACATGTGTTGTTGATAGAGTGCAAATCCATAGCCTTGAGCATCACCTCAGAAACTTTAAACATATGCTCATACTTTGACAAGATGCCCTTTCCAGACTTGCGATCGACATGATGTATGACTACCTCATATGGTGTGATTGCTTCCATCGTGTCGCAGTTGACCCGCAAGCCTTTCCATATCGGATGGAACACAGCGTCAATCTCTTGATACCCCTCGCTAAATATCATCCCACCTCTGCGTGAGTCCGTAGAGAACCACCCCGCACTATGTTGAGATAGAAAGCAACGATCGCCTTGCCAGTAGCGTGACTTAGTGAACTCAAACGAGTTGTCAGGGCGCACAGTGCCAACGATGTTGTGACCTCTGTCTCGTCTAACGTATTCAAACTCTTTGCTTTGAGTCCATACCCCACCGATAGTTGTATGCTTTTTCCACTTCATTACATAGGTCTGCGCTCTCTCTGTGCCAGTTGCTTTTCTGAACTTTCTGTGTTCGAGTTTCAGTCGTATGTATTCGAGCCTATCAATCTCAGTTGAGTTCCATGTCTCTCCATACACGATGTCGAATACTGTGTAACCATCTTCGTCTCGTCTAAGAAAGTATTTGTGGTTCTGCTTGCGGTTACCGATAGGAAACCTATTTACGTTCCCACGGTAGGATGGGACTGTATTTGTGATGTCAAGCAGTCGCTTGTAGTTAAATGCTTTCATTTACCACCTCCATAAAAATATTTAAGTTCCGCTTTCAAGTTGTCGATCTCAAGTTGCTTGGCATCTTCATAGTCCAAACTCTCAGTCACGATGTAGCCATTGCTCTTGGCTAGTTTTTCCAATGCGGGTAGGCATGCCATGTATGTCGCTTCCTCGTCAAACTGCGCCACTATATGCGCACCCGCTTTTGCTTCAAAGTAGACTGCTACTTTCATTTGCTTTACCTTTCGTTTCATCAAGATAAGTTAATACATCCCGCCATAGGCGGGGGTTGGATGTGTCGTTAGTAAGTTTCTCTAGACAATGGAGATACGCACCATCGCCTTTCTCATTTATGAGATCTTCGGCTATCTCTTTAGACATACGATGTCTCGATACGTCTGTTATAGGTTTCTTGTATGCGTTCTCCATGAGTTGCAACATCGTGGGACTAATCATCCCCGAACACCACCATCTTGCCGACAGGGGGCTCAAAGTTTTTGTTGCGTGTGATCATCCATAGAGTTGGGCTAGAGATATTCCACTGGATGTCATGCTCTAGGTATCCGTCGGTGAACACCAATACACAATCGGCATTGAGTTTCTCTTTGTTTATATACTCACTGACGCATGACACGGTAGTTCCCCCACCGCCCAATGGTTTCAGCAGTGATGCAATGTTTGCGTATTGGTGTGGCATAAAGATTTGCTCACCATGAACTTGGGTGTCCCACCACAACACACGAACCCGCTCGGGTTGGGCAAGGTCGCAAACTGAGACCAGTTCCGTAGCGAACTCAGTTATCTCCTCACTACCAATAGAACCCGATGTATCAAAGCCAACGATAACCTCGCCTATCGTTTCGTTCTCTACACTTGGAGTGAGAATGTCGTTAGCCAAGTGACGCTTGTTCAACTTGCGCCAAGTGAACTCATCCTTACCCTTGATGGAGGATGTAACGAAGTCACGCAACGCTTCACGCCAATCAATCTTGGGCTCGAGTAGATCGCTGATTGATCTAGGAATCTTTGCACCCATGCGACCCGCAAGCATGCCACCCTCACGCAATGCACGATCAATGTTGTCATTGATCTCCTTGATCTGCTCATGCGTTAACTCTCCGCCAAAGTCGTGTTCGTCTGAGTTAGAAAGGTCATAGACCTTGCCGTTGACTTCAACCGACTCCCACTCTTCCTTATCTTGCTTCCCACCCTCGGATGGGTCGCTATCTTCGCCCTTACCACCGCTAGGGTTGTCGCATGGTTTGCCGTGTTGTGGCTTAGGCTTTGGCTTGGCATGCTTCTTCAGATAGTTGTATACCTCACGCATCGACCAGTTGTGAAACATTGGGTCATACACATCGTTCTCATACAGTTCAACGATACGCTCTTGTGTGCCCGCCACGCATCCCTTAATATTCTCTGTGATGTCGTTGACCACAAAGTCAGCCGCCAGATTAGCCATGTTGCGGTTCTCTTGAAACATACCCTTACCGAACGCTACATGCTTCAATGCCACATGCAAGTTCTCGTGCAAGATCAAGCCACGCAACTTGGCTTCGTTAGGGATAGTCTCGAGGTGCGCACGACCATAGACCTTGTTGACACCATCGGTGTATGCCGTAGGACATCCTTCATCCACGACCTTGGTAGTGCCCATCAGCATCACGCCCGAATAGAGCGCAGTCTCAGGGTGTTTCATCAACGCCACATGTCCACGCTTGATGCGTGTCTCTTGCTTATTTGTTTGCATTTGTAACCTCCATTTCGAAACCTTCTTCGGTCTCAGTGATTTTTAATTTGCCTTTGGCAACTTGGTGAAAGATATTCATAGTCTGAGTCTTGAACGAAACGATCTCAGCCCTCTGCTTGAAGTAGAGGTAAGTCATCACGACCAAGCCTATGAACAAGACGAACTCCAACTCTGTGATAGTGATCATCACAATCCTTTCTGCTGTTAATGTTTAAATAGATACCCACCCTTGCGGGGGGCTTTAGATACGACTGTCGTTAGAACATGTCATGGTTGTTCTTAGCCCACTCAGAGATCTTCTGATTGTTACGAGCCAAGCGGATGGACTTCTGATTGCGCATCATCATGGTGAAGAACACTGCTTGCACCTCACTGGATGGAATGCGGTCAACGAACCCCATGAACTTCGTCAACTGATCTTGTGTCTCAAGCACATCGACTGCTTGGAACATGATCATCAACTGCGCACTGATATCCTTCGGGACTTCGATACCCTCTGGGTCTTTGCAGATGTCCTTCACATCAGCCAATGATTTCTCCATCATCAAGAATGCCGAGAGATCACCTGCGAATGACGCACCGACTGTGCCAGCCAATGCAACCTTCAACGAGTTCTCAGTCATCTTGTCACGATGCTTGACGATCACATCTGCCTTCGCCAATGAGCGAGGAGACACAAACGACAACGCACTCATAGATGGTTTGAAGATGTATGGGTTGTCCTTCTGATCACCGTCAATGTAGGATGCCAAGCAACGAGGGAACATCGCAACACCCGCACGAATGACACGAGAGATACCATTCTCTGATGCCCATTGCAACCACTCATTCACATTGGGTTTCGCCATGCGCATCAAGCACACACGATTACCCGCATGAGCGAGCATGTTGTCACCGACACCATCTGATGCATTATTAGATGTGCCGAACACGATGGATTGGACACCATCTCTCTTAGGCAATGCCTTGTCACCGACCATACGCTCTAGCATGAGCCTAGTGAAGATCACTTGCAATAACTTCGGTGACTTCATGAACTCGTCAAGCAAGATGATCTTAGGCTTGGAGTCTGAGAGGTTGAACAACTCCGACACATAGTATTCCAACTGACGATTGGCATGGTTGGGAATAGTCATACCTATGTCCGACATATCTTTCACGGGACAGTCGACATAGATGTAGTCATACTTGTCACCCTCGATGCTCGTGCCGTCTACAGGTGAGCGCCATGTGTCACCGTTGTCTGATGCAATCATAGATAAGAGCGAGGTCTTACCACAACCGGGTTCTGACTGGATGATTGGAGTTAGTTCCCCACCTATCAATGGGATGATAGTGCGGAGTTCGTTGATAGATACTGTATTGATGAATTGGACTTGTGCCATAACTGAAAATTTCCTTTAAATTAAACGCAACTGAATGAACTGAATTTACCGAGGATACTGTCAATATCCTCCTTCACTGAAGTGCGCACCGCATCGGACTCACGGATGAGTTCTGCGTCTACGCCTTCCAATGCTCTCTCCAACGACGCCCTTGCTTCCTCCAACTCAGGGCTGTCCGTCAGATTGAACTCTTTGAATGACTCGCACATCTCTTTTGCTTTCAAGATGGTCGTGTCATAGATCTTTCTCTTCTTGGTCTTGGTCTCGCCAGTGTTAGCGTCAACGCCTGTCTCGTCAACACCGCAACAATGGCTAATAGACTTCATGACATCCAAGAACCTTGTTTGCTGTTCCACCATCACATGGGACACTATTTCCTGTGCTTGGTTGGAGTATGTGGTGAACAAGTCATCAGCGATGTCGTTACTGATCGCACAGCGAAAGTCACTCATTGGGACTTCCGACACGAAAAGTCGAACACCGAACTTAGATGCCA